TAAAACGACAAGGTTCTTCTATTCAAGAAAAACTTCTAGGTTCCGCTGATGCTGCTAGCTTGTTTCAACAAGGAAAGCTAAAAGCCTCCGAATTTATCACTCCAAAAGGACGGGCCTTGACTATCCAAGCTCTGAGAGCTAAGGCAGCGCTTTCTACAGCGGTGTTCCGACCTAGCCAAAGCATAAAAAATGAGGAAATGTCTATTGCGGCTTCAAGACCTTCAACACTTTTGTCTAACCCAAGGCACCGTGATGGCCTCCGTGAAATGTTTATTCTAGATGCTGGAAATTATAACTCTACTATGGCCCTGACTAACTTCAAAGGTACAACCCTTGTTGGTAAACAAGCAAGCCGTAGGCGTGTGGGCAATCAATTTGATGAAAGAAATTTTTCCTCTGACCCTTTAACGGGTGAGATTAAAAACAACCTCCTCTATGATCCTGATTTTAATTTGTATCAAGAGCGTATTGACTTTATGAGGAATTCTAAAGACCTTACCCCTGATCAAAAAGACTTTATTGAAAGTACTGTTGCTGGTTTAGATGACAAAATTTCTTTAAACCAACAAACTGTTGCTATTGAAAACCTCCGTGTTGTCTTCCAGCGTTACAATGCTGATAAAGAGCCTTGGGGTGACTTTGTATCTGTTATGCGAGCAGAAAACCGCTTTGCTGTTCAGAACGTATCAAGGCTCCTAGACACCCGCTCACGGCGTCGTTCAGAAATGTTTGTGCGTTATCTGAGTGAAGAAAAGCCTCAAGTACAGATCATGGGTAAGTACTATGACCTTGAAGATCTTACTAAGAACCAATTGGCAGATCAACGCTTCATTGATGCTTGGCGTAGGACTGAAGGTAAGGCCCTTGCAAACAAGATTTATTTCTCTGGACGTGCTCCAATGAGGACTTACTTTGCTCGTTTAAGTACAACAGATAAAGACTTGAAGAAGTTTAAGAAAAACCTTTTAGACAGGGTTTTACCTATAAGGAAGTCCTACAGAGAGTTTATAAAGAAATTTGACAGGGAACCCAAAGACAGCTGGTGGACAAGGCAGATTTCAAAGCTTAATGAAAACATCCGTTACATTTTAGATTTTGAATTCTTTACACTAAGCAAGTCTCCCAAATCCGCTGTCTTAAATGAGCGTTCTCTTGAGAGCTTAACAAAGGTATTTAAACTAGCAGCGTCCGGTCAAGCTACCGACTATGATAGTTTAGCAATTAGCATCGGTAAGACTCTAGCAGCAGACATAGGTGGTCTAGTTCCCGGAGTTACACACACACTCAAAAGCTATCACACAGAAGGCTCTAAGGTACTTCAGTTTATGAAGGAACAAAACCTAATTCGCATTAACTTCCGTGGTAAGGTTCGCAGAGGTGTTTTTGATGTTGACACTGGCAGAGCTTCTGGTGGTTTTGGAGATACTGTTAGTCGTGAGGTTCAGGTTATTGACAAGGGACTTTTAAAGCTACAAGAAGCTGAGAGAAGGAACACTATTGCACGTCGCTTAGGTGTAGTAAATGCCAGAGACCGACTCTACGTTAAAGCAGGTAAAAAGACATTTGTTGATGCAAGGGGTAACGAAACAGGTATTCCAATTATTTCAGCTAACAAGTTTGCTGACTATGACCCAAATCAGATTGATGCTGAAATGGCTAAGATGATGAATCACGTAATGAACGTTGAGTACTCTGTTGATAACGAGTTCTTTGATTTTATGGATAGTGTTACTCGATTTAGAGACCCACGCGGTAATTCAAAGTACTTTGACAGTATTAATGAGTTCCGACATGAAATTTTAAATCGTGGTGAACAAGGTTATGGTCTTATGACTACAGCCAAGTATCACCGACTAAGGCAGGAAAACTTTAGAACACAAGCCTTCCTTGACTCCCGTGGACGTGTTTATCACCGTGGTTACTTAACCCCTACTGGAGGTGAGCTAGTAAGGCCTTTCCTTAACTCAGGCACACCAACAAGAATTGATCTTAACTCTGTTAGAGAACTAGAAATTCAGACCGGAGCCTTGTTAGGTCCTGCTACAGAAGCCTTAACTCAATCTGGACGAAGAGCAATCTTTAGAAGGAACGCCGAAAAACTTAGAGAAATTGGTGGTTTGTTACAAGCAACGACACAAAAAGACCGCCGTATTAGAGAGTTCCTTGAACACCCTTTGATTAGAGGATTAGAAGGCGCTGAGGTAGGTAAGCTTGCTCGTTTAGCCCTTGAGTATAAAAGAATCTATGACCACGTTGATGGGGATATGAGAAACCCAACTAAGCTTGCTACCTATAAAACTCGGCTAATGATTGAAAATGACGCCTCTTCAAGTGGTGCTCAAATCATTGCTTTGTCTACAGGTGACAGACCAATTGCTATGGCCTCAAACGTGCTTGCTACAACACAGAAAAACCGCTTGTATGACTTGGTCGCTCAAGACACAATCAATGATCCAGAGTTCTTAGAGATTGCTGCTCTACGTAACGCTAACCTAACTTGGGAAGACATGGCTAAAGCTGCTAAAGCTCAAAACATGGTTACCTTTTACGGTGCGGGTGAAGCTACAAAAACAGCTAACATTGCCAACAAACTTTCTGGAATACTACAAAACAGAGGATTCCTGACAATAACCAAGGGTGATCTTACTGATCAACTTAGGGTTGTTGACACACAAGTAAAGTTAGCTACAAGGCTTGGGGCAACAAAGACAGTAGACGATTTGACTGCCTTTCGCAAAGAACTTATTGAATTAGTAAATAATAGTACACCTGTTGGACGAGAGCTTCTTAAAGATGCGCTCACTGTACACCCTTCTTCAGGTGAATTTGTTGAAAAAATTATGAACGCAAGACAAGGTATTATTGGACCAAAAGACTTCGAGGCTGTGTCTCGCATTATGTCTAAAAACTTGGCCCAACGAGCACCTGTAACAGAAACATTTATTACTTTCTGGAAGAGAGTTGCGCGTTCTTACGTACAAGAAACACAAAAGGTAGATATTCCTTGGGTAACTTTTGATGGAAAAGTTATGATGCAAAGATATAGACCAAAACTCCAAGAGAGGATTGATTTTACTGACCCTGTAACGGGCCGTAGAGTTCAAAACATTTATGAGTCCAGTGCTGAAGATGGAAAATTACTTGGTAAAGGTTCATTTGCAGACGCTGCTATCGGACTTGGAGTAAACGGAAACCACAGCAACGACGCAGTCCTTGTTAGACGCTTCCATCTTTGGGGTCTTAAAAATAATATAGGAACAGGAACCATCCACGATGCTTTCTTTACTAATATTGCAGACGCTCAAAGAGCAAGAGACGCCCTGAGGACCATCTATGCAGATGCCCTTGGTGGTGATACCATCAGGAAAACCCTAGCTGCCATGCGCAAAGAGGGTATGTCCAACGCAACTTATCAAGAATTAATTGCTGAAGCGAAGAGCCTTGGATTAATTGACCCTGATAACGCGATTACGAGAGAAGACATACTAGCCCCCATTAAAGAAGGTGAGGACTGGTACGGAATTGGTCCATGATATATTTGTAATAGTCGAGACCTAAACAACTAATAAACAGAGGCCGTGCCTTTGTCCAATTTATATAAACAAATTTAAGCTGTGCTTAAGGAGAAACTATGAGTATTGAAGAACTAAAAGCTAAACTGGCAGAACTAAAAGCGAAACTTGCAGAAGCGGAAGAGGGGGAAGAAGCCCCAATTGAAGCTGAAATCGCAACAGTAGAAGCAGATATTGCTAAGGCAGAAGCTGCAGAAAATGATGACGATGACGATGACAGTCTTGAAGCGCAAGTTGAGAAACTTTCAAATGCTAAGCTAGCCAAGATGAAGGCTAACATGGATAAAATGGCTGAGAAACTTGCCAAAGCTGAGAAAGATAATGCTGACTCTGTCACTGCTCAGAAAGCTGAAAAGATGAAACGCCTTGAAGACGAGGGGAAGCTGACTGAACTTGCAGAAATGCGAGCTACTGAAGCCGAAGCCAAAGTCAAGGTTATGCAGGATGAAAATACCCAGCTAAAGCGTGACGGTGTTGTTAGCAATGCTTT